ATTCGTTGACACTTGGATACAGCATATAAAACAAAATTTCTTCAGAAGAGCAAGCCACATCAACGCATGGGTAGTCCAATACTCAACTGGAACAAAATTTACGTATTTTACGTCTCGACAGACGGGTCGTGATCATTATGATCGTTCATGTAATCGAGGTAGTCTTTTTCCCAAGACGCCACTCTATCATCAAAAGTTAAATTCAGCTTATTTGTTGCAGTTCCTACAGATTTTGCTAACTCTGTAAGTTTCGTTCTAGCTTCTTCGTATTTTGATCTTCCATGTAAGAAAAACTCAAATAAGGCTCCATCAATAAGTGAAGCGTAATGACTTTTCTCATCTGGCGGCCTTTTGAGCCAACACAGGAACGGTCTGACGATTGATTCTTCGGTTAAAGCACCTACTTTTATACCAATTTCAGGTATGAACACACTATTACGTTTCAAGAAATCAGAGGCATCGACTGATAAATAGTCTACAACCATATCCGATTTCGAAGGATCCGTATATGTGATACCGTATAAACTCAAGAATGTTTTGTGTGCTCGAAAACTCCATTTAACTTCCTTAGAAACAGATGATTTGTTATCATCCCCAAATGTAGTTGAAGCGACATACCGATTGAAAGGGGCTGGATTATCCTGAGCAAAATAAGATATTCTACACATAAGACTACCAATTAGTCCGTCAATCTGGCCAGTAAATGGCATTCCAGAACAAACTGAATCAAGTAACTGTATAACTGTACCGTTTACACTGACCACTGGCGATGTTACATCATTGGCTAGTCCGTGCATTATGGTTATATCATCTTCACTGTAATTGCCTGATGCTTCTGCACAACGTATTAGTATGGAATAGACAGCACGAGTCATCTGAGACGAGAGTTTCTGGTCGTATGATTTGTAATCACCACCTACTATTCTGTCTGTGCCATGTTGTTCAACATGATTCATGAGCTCTTCCCATTCGGGACTTGCGCAATTTATACCTATTGCTGATTCACTAGTTAGAGGGTTTAAACTCATTATGTGAAAAACGGGTAAAAAATACATTCGCAACACTAGAGTGAAAGCCATTGGACATGCAAAGAACATTCTAGCCTTTTTGGCCGGTTGTACTTTCGCTTCATCCTTGATACATGCTTTGAAAACAGGGTGGTACTTAATTCCCTTCCTG